CACCACCTGCACCAGATGGTGCAATAATAATATCTTCATCTGATCTTGCTGATACAATATTCCATCCGTTTATGTCTAGATTGCCACCTAATTGTGGAGATGTGTCTTCAACAACAAAGTTTGTTGCGTCATCATCACCGCCATAAAGTTCTGTGAAGTTATCGTTAATTTTGTCAAAAGCGGTTCTTAACGGATCACCTGTACCGTCGTTTGCACTTGAACCTATATTAATCGTTTGTTTTGCCATTTGCTATTATTTATTTAAAGTTTTTATAAACCGAATGTAATTTTATACGTCTATTGCTATTCTTTGGTATTTGAATACAATGCTGTTACTTGTTATGTTAACAACTCTTAGTCTAACGTTAGACCCACTTATGTCTGCTGAAAATGTACATAATGGCGCACTATAAGAAGTTGTTGATCCAAAAGTTGCCACGTATGCGTTTGATCCGTCGTGTATTACGTTAGCCTCAACAATTTCATATCTACTATTTGAAGCGTCTGTTATTGATATCCAATATTTTGCACTTCTATAATCTGCTTTAGCAAAAGTATCTAAGTTAGTTGCCGCAGAACTTGCTATAGTTACAGTTGCATCTGCAAGATCCGAGTATGATAATGATGCACCTGCACTTGCAAATGATAATACACCTGAACCATTTGTTTTTATAAATTGTCCTGCTGAACCATCTGTAGTTGGAAATGTAAATCCACTTATATTAACACCACCTGTTCCGTTACCAGTTAATTCAAGAGGTGAGTTAGATGCGTTTGTTGAAACAGTGTTGTCAGTTATTGTAATTCCGTCAATTGTTACTGATGTACTTGCTGTTAATGTTGTAAATGTTCCAGCCGCTGGTGTTGTACCACCAATTACAGTATTATCAACTGTACCTGAATTAATATCTGCTTTTGCTATTACAACTTGTCCTGTTCCTGATGGAGTTATATTTAGATCAGCATTTGTATTTGTTGTTTTAATTGTGTTGTCTGTAATATTAATTTCAGAATCAACTGTTAAATCTGTTATATAAACTTTTCCTGTTCCGCCTGGTGTTATAAGAATATCTGCATTTGATGAAGAACCTATAATGTTATCATTAAAAGTTAAGTTATCAATTGTTACAGTACCGGCCATTGAATTACTAGTACCAGTAACTACAAGGTTTCCGTCTGTAGTTAAGTTTGTACCTACACCTAAAGTTGAATCAAGTGTTACTGCACCTTCAATAGTTGCAGTACCATCAACTATTAAACCTTCATTAATATTAATTGTAGATGAATCTGTTGAACTAAGACTAGTTCCATTAATAGTAATTGCACCTGCTATAACATTACCTGTTCCTGCAGGACTTAAAATTAAATCTGAATTTGATGTTGTTGCTTTTATTTCGTTGTCTGTAATATTAATATTTGAATCTACAGTTATGCCTGTTGTTGTTGTTGCACCTTCAATTGTTGCTGTACCTTCAATAGTTAGATTCCCATCAACATTTAAGTTGTCGTTGACATTAACTAATGATGAATCATCTGAACTAATTGTTGTACCATTAATTTTAATTGCTCCAAAAACTACAGATCCTGTACCACTTGGCAATAAATTTATATCTTCGTTTGATCTTGTACCTTCGATGTTGTTATCATTAATTCTGATAGCAGGGAATGATATAGTACCTGTTCCTGATGGTTTAAACACAAGGTCATCATTTGATCTATTAGCACGTATCTCGTTACCACTTATTACTATACCATCATTAAACAAAGGAGAAGCATAAACTTCAGTGAAATTCTCATTCACTTTGACCATAGCCGCACGTAAAGTATCACCTGTACCGTCGTTTGCGTTTGTTCCTACATTTAGAGTTTGTTGTGCCATTTTTAAACGTTTATTACCCTTTTTACTACATTAACCATGTGTGTATTAACATTACTTATCTGCCCTCGAAGGCGTAAATTCCCATCACTAATATCAACAGTAATTGTTGTCATATCATCAGAAACGTTACTTACTTTTCCGTACGTACTGATATATGCGTTAGATCCGTCGTGTACGACATTTGCTTCTATAAGTTCGTATCGTGACCCTTCAGTGTCTACAGTTTGTATTAGATATTTTGCAGATCTTACATCAGCCGCAACATTACTATCAAGAGTTGCAATAGCAGTAGAAGATCCTTCACCTCTAGTTAATTTTATTCCATAAACATTTACTTTAGTTGAACCACCTGATGTAGATGACGCCTTCAAACTTACTGTTGTAGATCCGTCATGTACAGCAGTTAAAGTTATTTGTCCAGTAGACTTTGTACTTGTCTGAGCGTATTGTGTAATATATGCATTTGTGCCTTGTGTAACTACTGCCGCCTCACATATAGATGCCGCACCTTCTGATGAATTGTTTGCTACAACAATATAATGTGCACCTTGATAATCTATAGAATCAAATGTGTCTACTACAGTAGCAGTAGAACTTACTGTGGTATCTCCAGTAACAGATACCTTATTGCTTTCTGTTCTGTCTGCTTCGTTATCTGCAAGTAAGATTCTGTAAGCATGTATTTTTAAATCATTATTAACACCTGCTGGAACAGTAGCACGTAATCTAACATTACCACCACTTATGTCTGATGCCCAAGTAATAAATTTAGTTGAACCAGTGAATATATTGTTATATTCAGTCATGTATGCGTCTGATCCATCATGTACCATAACAATCTCTACATTGTTTACTTCTTGGTTTGCTTCGTCATTTATAGAAATAAAATATTTTGCACCTCTATAAGAACTTGTAGACCAAGAGTCAAAAGTTTCTGTAGTTCCATTCGCCGGTCTAGATAATTGAACTCTGTATGCATTTACTGTTGTTGAACCACCCGATGTAGATGCCGCTTTAACAGTAACAGTTGATGATCCATCATGCACAGCAGTTAAAGTTATTTGTCCAGTAGACTTTGTACTTGTTTGTGCATATTGCGTGATAAATGCATTTGTGCCTTGTGCAACTACCGCCGCTTCACAAATTGATGCCGCTCCTTCTGTTGAATTATATGCAACAACAATATAATGTGCACCATCTATCGCAGTTGCTCCGTCGTCACCAATGTTATTAAATGAGTCTATTGCAGTGGCAGTACTAGAAACTGTTACTTCACCAATTACATTAACATTGGTGCTAACTCTATCTGCTTCGTCGTCCGCTAATAAAATTCTATACATATGAACTCTTAAGTTTGGTTCATTTCCAGTTGCTCTTAATCTAACGTTTGATCCATTTATGTCAGCAGTAACATTTATTAAATCATTATTACCTGTGTTGACTGAACCATAAGATGTTATGTATGCGGCCGAACCATCGTGAACTATAACACATTCTAAATTTTGCACTTCTGATTTTGTATTGTTGTTAACACTAATATAATATTTTGCACCTCTATAATCTGCTTTTGCCCAAGTATCTAAATTTTCCTCTGCAGAATCTAAATCTGTATTAATAACTATACCTGCTTCTTGTTCACCTGAATAACCTGTTGAATCATCGTCTCCTAAACCTATTCTGTACCATGATGCAGAAGCAGTTGAAGAACTAGGACTTCCTAATAATCTAACAGTACTACTATCAACATCTGCACTTGTAACAATATGATTATTAGTACCAGTTTTTGTAAGAGCATAAGAAGATACCATAGCAGTTGAATTATTATGCGCCAATGAATGTTTTACAACTTCAAATTCGTCACTATCGTCGTCTCTGCTTATAGCAAGATAAAATGCACTATCATATTTTGATGTTGCAAATTCATCTAAAGAAGTTGTTGCTGATGTCATGTAATTACATCTTTTAGTTGATATAACAGGATCAATTATAGTTTCGACATTGTGGCCAATGCCTGAATTAATAACTTGTGACGCTTCGTCTTCTCCTCCATAACCAGATGAATCATCGTCTCCTAAACCTATTCTATAATAAGACATTGAATTTGCTGATGATAATCCAGATGCTCTTAATCTTACATTTCCATCTGATATATCACCGTCTATTGCAATATGATTGTTTGTTCCTGTTTTAATTAATATAGAAGAGTTTAGAAATGCACCGGCATGGTTATGAGCAAGAGAATGTTTTGCAACTTCAAATTCGTCACTGTCGTCATCTCTATGTAAAGCATAATACCATGCACTATCATATTTTGTTGTTGCCCACATATCTGCTGTTCCTGCCGCAGAAATTAATAAATCATGTCCTCCATAAGAAGTTGCATGATCAATTTCTGTATTAGTTCTGAATGCTAATTCAACTTCAGTGTCGATTATAGCAGATTCTCCAAATGCAATTGATACAGTATCGAATGATAATGCTTCACTACCGTCCGTCTTTAAAAATTGTCCTGTTCCACCATCTGAATTTGGTAAAGTAAAACCGTTGATAATAACATTTCCACTACCGTTGGCTCTTAATTCTAAATTATCATTTGAAACATTTGCTTTTACTATGTTATCTGTAATTGTTACACCTGTTGTTGATAGAGTACCAGATCCACTTGGAAATTCAATAGCAGAAAAAGTACCAGCGGCACCAGTTGTTGCTCCAATTGTAGCATCTATTGTTCCTTCGCTCATACCTATTTTTGATATGCTTACAGAACCAGTACCTGATGCTGATAACACTATGTCTGAATTTGAACTTGACAATGTAATATTATTGTCAACAAGATTAAGATTAGAATCTATTTGAAGATTTGAAACATTAACTGTTCCTGTTCCACCTGCTGTGAAATTAATATCTGCATTTGATGAAGAACCTATAATGTTATCATTAAAAGTTAAGTTATCAACTGAAAAAGTTCCTGGAATAGTTGAACTTCCTGATACAATTAAATTTCCAGTAACAGTAATGTTACTACTAACTTCTAAAGTTGAATCAAATGTTACTGCGTTTCTTATTGTAGCAGTTCCATCAACTATTAAACCTTCGTTAATATTAATTGCTGATGAATCATCTGAAGTTATTGTTGTACCAGAAATTTTTACTGCACCTAAATGAATACTACCTGTTCCTGCCGCAGTTAAAACTAAATCTGAATTTGATGTTGTTGCTTTTATTTCGTTGTCTGTAATATTAATATTTGAATCTACAGTTAAACTTGAAGTTGTCATTGTACTTGTTGGGCCAAAAGTTCCAGTAACACTAGCGTCACCGTCGACTCTTAATGCTTCGTTAATATTAACAAGTGAAGAATCTTTTGCAGTTATAGAAGTACCAGCAAACCCTAGTCCACCAAAAATTACAGATCCTGTTCCATTAGGTACGAATCCTAAATTATCATTTCCTGTAGTTTTAATATTGTTATCTTCGAATATAATTTGTGGAAATACAATGTTACCAGTTCCTGAAGGTACAAGATCTATATCAGCATTTGACGACCCTGTGGAAATTTCATTTCCTTGCATTGTGATGTCAGAAAGCATTGAAGGTCTAAGATATAGTTCATCGAACATTTCATTAATCTTAATACCTGATATTCTGATAGTATCACCCGTACCGTCATCAGCATTATTACCTACATTAATTAGAATTTGAGCCATATCGACTAGTATTTAGTGAATTTTAGGATATATGTTTATTGGCTATTAACCCGTGCTTATTTTGACGTCGTTACCACTTCTCCAAAGTCTTCCTGCTACTGACGGATCTGAAGTTGGAAGTGCTGTAAAGTCTATTTGGGCACCAGTTGCCGCAAGGTTTCCTGTAACTGAAACACCACTTGATGTAGTTTCAAACTTTTTACTATTATCGTAATAAATTTCAACTGCTCCATCGGCAATACCCCTTACAAAAAATTCTGCGCCAGAATCTTTACCAAGTATCACATTGCCGTCACTCTGTAGGTAAAGGCTTCCGGTTCCTGTTTCTCTTATTATTGAATGGCTTCCATTGTGGAATATCTTTAGGTCATCAGCATCACCAAATC